TCTCCTTGAATCATCTGCAGACCCTGAATATAATAGTTCTGCATAAATGGAATTTGAGAATTCTTATCCTGGAGCAAGAGGCTTTGCTGTTGTGCCCTCTGCATTATCTTCTTCGGGGTCATCCTGCTGAGTTCCTTATCCGACATCTGGGCCAGGTCGCTCAGCGCGGCATTCTGCCCGAGGACTCTTGCCTCACCCTGTTTGTCCACCTGTTCCCAGTGGATATTCCCATTGGCATCCCGCCAGTAGGTTTTATTTCCCCCTAGTGCACGAGGTTGCATAGCCTGCCATTTAGCCAGCGCCATATTGGCTTGCGCGAGGGCATTACGTTGGCGCATTTCCTCCTTGGCGAATTCCTGAGCCACCTGCCACCTTTCCGCAGATGCCCGGGCTTCTTCCGTAGCATTCTTGGCATCCGTGACAGACTTGTTACCCTCAGCTGTAATCCGATTCATCTCATTCACGGCCTTGGAAAAGTCAGGGAGCTTCCCTGAGAAATCCGCGTTAGCAAAACCTGCCGC